GACGTTGTAAATCCAAGAGCATTTACAATCAATAACCAGAATGGATACACTGGTCTTACCACAGCTCCAGTTGTATATCGTGTGAACTCCGTTAGTGAAAATTACAGCAACTTCAGCGAGACTTCATAAATAAACAAAAAGTCTAATAAAAATGCCTGCGATTATCTCAGATCAATTTAGGATATTAAATGCTGCGAATTTTGTCGCTGGTGTGGCAAATACGCAGCAGTCCTATTATACTTTTATTGGATTGCCAAACTCTGGTGATGTTGGTGCTGGATATGGCACTACCGATTGGAATTCTAATACTCCTGCTCCCAAAGATGGGTTCAGAGAATATAATGATGACTATGACACCATGATCGCACTTAAAAAGCTTGCGAGTGGTGATGTAAAGAGGATGGTTAGAAAGTATACCTGGACTGCGGGTACGGTCTATGAAATGTATAAGGATACTTATACAAGAGATAATCTAAGTCCACAAACATCATCAACTAATTTGTATGATGCAAAATATTATGTTGTAAACAGTCAATTTAAAGTTTACGTCTGCATCAACAATGGTCAAAATCCAGACAATCCATCTGGAAGACAATCTCTTGATGAACCAACCTTCACAGATTTAGAACCAAGATCAGCTGGTTCCAGTGGAGATGGTTATGTTTGGAAATATCTTTATACTATCACTCCTACTGATATTGTAAAGTTTGACTCTATTGATTTCATTCCTGTTCCTGCAGACTGGGGAACAGGTGATACTGCAGACGTTAAGAACAACTCCGTTGACGGCAAGATTGAGACCGCATTAATCGTTAATGCTGGTGGTGGATATCAACCAATCAGTACAACCTTTACAAATATTCCTATTCTCGGAGATGGTACTGGTGGTAAAGCCAGTGTAACTGTTGATAACCAGGGTAAGGTATCTTCGGTTTCTGTTACTAATGGTGGCAGAGGATACACCAGAGGAACAATTCAGTTCTATCCAGGAGCTCCTGGAGCAGAAACTGGTGGTCCTATCTCTGGACTTTCTGCGGTTGGTGTTGGAACAACATCCGTAGCTCAATTTGAAGTTCCAATCCCACCTGTAGGTGGTCATGGCAATGACGTTTACACCGAGTTGGGTGCATTTAGGGTTCTTCTTTATTCACGATATGAAAATGATTCATCTAACCCAGACTTTATCACTGGAAACGACTTTGCTAGAGTAGGTGTTGTTAAAAATCCACTGACTCCATCAGGAAGTCTCTTAGAACAGTCTAGAGCTAGTGCTTTGTTGGCACTTAAACTTGAATCTGTCAACGGTGGTGATATTGCGGATACAACCTACACGGTTGATACTCCAGTTTATCAGCAAATTGGCGTTGGATCCACTGCAGTTGGATATGTTGCAAACTGGGATTCTTCGACTGGTGTTCTTAAACTCTACAATCCAGTTGGACTCGGTTCAACCACATATGGATTTAGATTGGTAGATTTTACATCCCAAATTGGCGCTGGTGGAACTTATATTATTAGTGGTCAGACTGGTGGAAATGCACTTGGTATCAATACAAGTTTTGGTACTTCCGCTAATCCTGGAACGGCAACAACTGTTGGTACATCTCTGGTACAACTTGGCCAGAGTTTTGTTGAAGGTGTTGCTCAACCAGAGGTCAAAAAATATTCTGGTGAGATCTTATACATAGATAACAGGGCAGCGATTCAGCGCAGCGCCAGCCAGAAAGAAGACATCAAAATCGTATTAGAGTTCTAAGAAAATGCCCCAAGAGACTAACCTTAACGTTTCTCCTTATTTTGATGATTTTAATGAGGATAAGAACTTTAACAGGGTATTATTTAAACCCGCTAGTCCAGTACAGGCGAGAGAGTTAACAACTCTTCAGACAATTCTTCAGAATCAAATTGAAAGGTTTGGTCAGCACTTCTTCAAAGAAGGTGCGATGGTCATTCCAGGACAAATCGCATACGATCCACTTTATTACGCTGTAGAACTTAGTGATACTTTTCTGGGAGTTCCACTCTCAGAGTACCTTGACAAACTGGTTGGTAAAGTAGTTAGAGGTCAGTCTTCTGGGGTAGAAGCCACTGTTGTCAACTATGTGTTGGCTAATAACTCTGATAGAGGAAACAATACTTTATATGTAAAGTATTCAAAGTCTGGTGAAGACTTCACAAGCGAAACTTTCCAGAATGGTGAAAATCTAATCACAAATTCTGATATTGAATATGGGTTATCGAGAATCACTGCTAACAATGCATTTGCTTCTTGTATTCCCAACAATGCAACTTCCATTGGTTGTGCCGCATCTATTCAAGATGGTGTATATTTTATCCGTGGATTCTTTGTAAGTGTTGGATCTCAAACCGTAATTCTTGATCAGTATGATGCAACTCCAAATTACAGAGTTGGTTTGTTGATCAGTGAAAATATTGTAACTGCATATGATGATTCAAGTCTGTTTGATAACGCAAAGGGATTCAACAACTTTGCAGCTCCTGGTGCAGACAGATTTCAAATTAAGACGACTCTGATTAAAAAGAGTCTAACAGAGTTCAATGATGAGAACTTTGTTGAATTGATGAGGTTGGAAAATGGAGAATTACAAAAGTTTGTTAAGAAAACTGATTATAATCTCATCCGTGATGAGTTAGCAAGAAGAACTTATGATGAGAGTGGTGATTACTATGTAAAACCATTCCAAGTATCTGTACAAGAATCTCTTAATAATAAAGAGGGTAATGGTGGTATCTATTCACCATCTCAGAAAACTGCTCAAGGTGGAGTTCCTAGTGATGACTTAATGCTTTATTCGGTGTCACCAGGTAAAGCATATGTAAGAGGATTTGATATTGAGAAGTTAAACACGAGTTATATTGATGTACCAAAACCAAGAGATACAAAAACCGAAAGTTCAGCTTCTTTCGTTTTTGATGGTGTAAATTATATTAAAATTAATAATGCATATGGATCTCCTGTTGTTGGTTTTGGTACAACCGCAACAGTAAGTCTTAGAAGTGAAAGAATAGGCACCACTGGTTCAAGTGCAGCTGGTATTGAGATTGGTAACGCAAAAGTATATGATTACAAGTTAGAAGCTGCTGCTTATGCAAATGATGCTTCAAACTATGATCTGTATCTGTATGACCTGGCAACATTTACAACTGTCACTGTAAGTTCAGATACGACTCAAACCACACCAGCATTAATCGAAGGTGCAAGAAGTGGTGCAAGAGGATATCTGAAGAGTGATGTATCAGCCTCTCAGAGTCTGACTCTCACATCAACGAGTGGCCAGTTCATCGTTGATGAACCAATCATTATCAATGGAATTGAACAGACAACTGTTGTTACTTCTGTTAGGGAGTATTCTTTCGACGATATCAAATCAATCTATCAGAATGTTGGTATCAATACTTTCAATGCGGACACTGTTCTTTCAAACAGATTCTCACTTGCTCCTACGGGAACAAACTTTACTGTAGGAACTGCTGGTATTGTAACCGCTCCTGGCAACAGATTCTCTGTTGGTATCAAGACTGGAGATATTGTTACATATAATAGAACTGGATTCTCGGATCCAACATTTAACAGAGTTGGTTCTGTTGCAGCTGATGGATCCACATTAACTCTTGTCTCTCTTGGTGCTTCAGTATCTGGAGTTTGTGACGGTGGATTAACAACTAGTGAAATTCAAACAAGTGATTTCTCTCTGATCAGACCAAGAATTGTAAATGGAAATAGATCGAGTCTCGCATCAAGACTTCCTTCTTCTTATGTCTCTAACGTAGATTTGTCTTCCGCAGAGATTCAAATTAGAAGACAGTTTACTTTAAACGTTGCTTCTAACAGAGCTACCGTAACCATTTCTGATACTGATCAGTTCTTCCAACCGTTTGATGAAGAAAGATATAATCTGGTATACTCTGATGGAACGGTAGAAACTCTAAATTCTCAGAAACTAACATTTAACACTACTTTCAAAACTGCTACTCTCGTTGGACTTGATAAAGCAAGCGACACAAATGCTATCCTTATAGCAACTCTGAAGAAGACAAGTGTCACTTCTCAAACCAAAAATCTTTCAAGATGTACAAAACTGATCGTAAACAGATCCAAGTATGATTATTCTGGTGCTGCAACAACCAACTTTAATGATGGTCTGACATATAGTCAAATTTATGGAACTAGAGTTCAGGACAATGAAATTTCATTGAACGTTCCTGATGGTCTTCGAGTTCATGCCGTTTTTGAATCTAGTGCAGCTGCAGCACCCACTCTTCCAAATATTGCTCTTGTAAATAGATCTTCTGATCTTACCGATTCTATCCAGGGTGAACTGGTTACAGGCCAAACAAGTGGAGCTGTTGCAAGAGTCGTAACTTCTGCAGCTACTAATGTTGATATCGTCTACAAGAACGATCTTAGGTTTGTAGTTGGTGAATCGGTAACCTTTGAATCTTCTGGCGTAACTGGGGAAGTTTCTGCAGTTGTTGTTGGTGATAAGAACATCGTTGCCAACTTTACCTTTGATAATGGCCAAAGATCTGAGTATTATGATTATGCTAGAATCATCAGAAACTCAAATGCGCAAGAACCAAAGAGACAACTTGCAATTGTTTATGATAACTATGTAATCGACTCTGGTTCAAGTGGAGATTTTGGAACCGTCAATACATACTCTCCTGATACATATGCAAGTGATCTGCCAACATTCAGAGCCCAACCAATCTCTGATTATGTTGACATAAGACCAAGAGTTAAGAATTACAATACATCCACCGATACTGCAAGCCCATTTGAATATGACTTCAGGGATTTCAGTTCTTCTGGGTCATATGTACCACATATTCTTGTTGGCGATGAAAGTGTATCTCTTGGATACTCGTTCTATCTTTCAAGAATTGATAAAATTTTCCTCTCAAAGGATGGATTCTTTGAATTGAAGCAAGGTGCTTCATCTGATGCACCAGTTGCTCCAGAAACTCCAAGTGGTGCCTTTACCGTTGCTACTGTTTACAGTAGACCATATGTTCGCAATGCACAACAAGACACTGCGGTTGTTCTTGCGAAACACAAGAGATATACTATGTTTGATATCTCCAGATTGGAGACAAGACTAAGAAACGTTGAGTTCTATACCCAACTGTCTCTTCTCGAAACTGATACGGCTAACTTAAACATCAAAGATGCAGTAACTGGTCTTGATAGATTTAAATCTGGATTCTTTGTAGATAACTTTAGAGGTCATGGATCGCATTCCATTATTCACCCAAACTTTAGATCTTCCATTGATAGAGCTAAAGGACAATTAAGACCACTGCACTATACTCATGGTATTGATCTTCTTCTTGGATCTGAACAAGTAGTTGGTATTGGAACAACTGCAAATGCTTCCGCCGACCTTTCCCAAGTCTCTGATCTACAATCCAATGCTCTCAGAAGAACTGGTGATGTAGTTACTCTTGATTATTCCGAAACTGAATTTATCAAACAGAGATTTGCAACTAGAACTGAAAATGTAAACCCATTCGCAGTTATCAACTGGGTTGGTGTTGCGAACCTCAATCCATCTAGTGATGTTTGGCTTGATGAAAATCGTCTTGATGTAAACAATATTGAGATTGAAGGTGGTTACAATGCATTCATGGATGCATTCTCGGTCGATCCAAATACAGGATTTGCTCCTATTGATTGGGGCTCTTGGGAAGAGGAGTGGAGTTCTGTTGATGTAAGTACAACAG